TAAAAATTTTGTGCTTGGTATGGCTAGAGATGTGCAGAGAACAAGATGGTATGATAATGATGAAAGTGCGTTGAAGTATAAGTTTGTTGTTCGTCCTGATTTTGAATTTGATATCAAAAAATTTGTTGCAATCGCACAAAAGGCTGTTTAATGGCTGAAATCGCAGATGTAAGAGCAAGACTCAAACTAAGCAAACTTAGTGATGAGGAGATACTCCCTCATTTGCGAAGAGCAATAATTGATTTTAAAAAATGGGTATTTGAGAGTGAAGAAGAAAAAATAGAGGCTATTTCATGCCTTACGATAGCTTATCTTACGCCTCAACTCTGGATACGGATTGCTAATAGAGCAAATGAGTATGAAGAGAATCTTAACACTTTTAAAGATATGGAAGAGTTCATAAAGTATTGGCGAGATAGAGCGAATGGAGTTTCTAAGAAAAAAGAAGAGAGTGAGACTACAACAGGAAGTGACAGGAGGATATCGTGGGGAGTCGTTTAGATGAAAGAGTCGAGGAGATAAAAGATATTGCAGTTAAAAATGGATATGGAGATGATTATAAACTTTTTATAGCGTCTAGGATTGCAAACGATGGAATAAGAGTTAAATATAAGATTATGCTTGTCGTCAAGGTGGACACAATAAAAGGTGAGCTTATGTTTCGTGATTTTTTAACGATAAAAATGAGAGCTAATAGTTGGATAGAATCTGTTAAAAGCGAGATTGACCTAAGAGGTGAGAGATTTGTTGAAGTCTTTACGATTGAGCTGGAGGATAAAGAGTATGCTTGAGAGTAAAGTGCTATTTATCAATCTTTTTTATGTTCCTTTCGTAGGCTTTTTACTTTGGGCTGGAGTTGACAAAGAGGCTCTTTTAGTGTTTGCGATTCTACTAGCTATTGACATTGTTACTGGGCTTGGCAAAGCTTATCGCTTGGGTCATAAATGGAAGAGTGTTCGGTTGGCAAATGGGATTATTAGTAAATGTATCCTAATTTTGATTCCTTTAGTTATGGCTCTTGTCGCAAAGGGGCTTCATTTGGATATTTCGACTTTAGTTTTTATTGTCATTGATGCTTTGATACTCAGTGAGGCGTACTCTATAATCGAGAATATCTATGTATTTAGAAGTGGGAAAGATATAGAGGAGTTTGATGTCTTGAGTTTAATATTAAAGCAGATAAGAAACACATTAAATAAGGTGCTAGGAGACATAAATGAATAGGTTTTTATTTTTAATGGGAGTGCTTATATCTATCGGAGTTGGGGTTTATATTGAACTTGTAAAGCCTAAAAATGATGCAATATTAAAGCTAAATGAATGTCAAAGTGAAAAAATAGAGCTTGAAAATAAGATTCTTATTTTGAGTGATAAAAACAAAAATATCGAGTTTGAGACAAAATGGAAAGAGATAACAAAAGAGACAAAAAAAGATGAGGAGGGCGTAAGTAGTGAGATTAACATTTCTGATGACAATGATAGTTATACTTTTGTTTGGTAGTGGATGTGGGCAAAAGCAAAGCGTAGTTAAATGTACGCCATTACCAAAACTAAGTGTTTTTGTGGACACAAACACGACAATGCCAAAACTAGAACTCAAAGTCAGCACGATTGATAAAAAAGTCTGTATGAGTAGAGATAATTTTTTAGCATTAGATGTTTATATTAAAGATTTAAAAAATCGTTTTAGTGTTGCAAGTGGTCAAAATAGACTCTATAAAGAGCAGATAAAAGAGTTCAATAAGCTCTCCAATAATAGATGTAAAGAGCAGTAAAAGATGAAACAAGTCGATATAGCAACTATTTGTGATGTTAAAGATGGCAAAAAGCTTGTAAAAGTTGATTTGTATGGAAGGGTTAGTGATTGGATTCCTTACGCTGGAGTTGCAAATAAATTTGTAAAAGTATGGTCGCCACCTGCAATAGGAGAACAAGTTATTGTTCTTTTCCCTTATGGAGATTTAAATGGTGGAGTTGTGATTACAAGTATTTTCAATGAAGATTGCAAAGAACCTATCGATGCAAATAGTCAAAATTTCATTATCTCGTTTGCAAACGGAACAGAACTGAAAGTTGAAAATGGAGATTTTATCTTTAAAGGAAATATAAAAGCAAATGGGACAATCTCAAGCAGTGGAGACATCTCTACTGCAGGTAAAATAAATGATAACAAAGGAGATTTGACAAACTTCACAACTACTAATGGGGGCAAAAGAGCATGACTTTGATTGAAAGAGTACAAAGGCTATTGAAGACAAGACCTATGGAGCGAGTGTGTTTGCCTAACTATGGAAGTTCTTTGTATCTATTGAGAGATAGAGGGTTGACTCCTACTACAATTTTACTCTTTGCTAAGTTTTTGACTGAAGCGATAGAGACATGGGAATATGATGTAAAAGTTGAGGAAGCTACACTTACGCAAACTGCTGATGGCGTTTTTACCTATAAGGTGGTGCTTACTGATAATCAGGAAATAAAGGGTTCTTTATGGCAATAAGTATTGTTGAAGATTTAACCTATACAGATATATTAGACACTTTGATTACTGCTTATCAACTCAAAAACGAGGATTACGAGCCTCATGAGAGTGATGATATTATGCCTTTACTTGAGGTTTTTGCTTATAGGGAAGTTGAGATAAGAGCTTATTTTAATAGTGTTATTAAGCGGTCATTTTGGCAGACAGCAACAGGAAGTGACTTAGATTTTATTGCTGAATTTTTTGGAGTTTTTAGACTTGGTGGTTCAAAGCCAACGGCTCAAGCAAAGCTTGTTTTAACTAGTGCTTTAACTTATGACTACGCGATATATGCTGGAGTGCAAGTGTTGTTGAGTGATGATACTATTGCAATACTTATCAATGATGTTGTATTTGAAGCTGGAGCTACTGAAGCTATTGGAATCTTGGAATATGAAAGCGAAGTAAGAGAATCAAATGCCTCTTTTGTCGAAATATTAACACCAAAACCTTATCTAAAAAAGATAGTGCAAAGCTCATTATTTGTTAGAGGTGGAGATATGGAAAATGATGAAGCAATTAGGAGAAGAATAGCGTTAAGCTTTGATGAACAGACAACAGCAGGAAGCAAAAATAGCTATAAACAACTAGCTTTAAAGGCAGATAGTAGAATAAAAGATGTGGTTATTCAAAGCCAAATTGTCGGCGTAGTCGATATAGGTATATGGAGCGATAGTGTCGTTGATGATGCAATGATAGAGCGGGTGTTGGATAGTTGCAATGATGAGACACAAAGACCTTTGACTGATAGGATTTGGGTTAGAGCAGTAGAGAGTATTTTGGTGGATATACAAGTAAATCTAACACTAAGGGAAAATATAGACACCGTGAGTATAAGAGCTACGGTGACTAAAATATTAGAAGATTATCTAAAAGATATGAGAATAGGAGAATCTTTGACTATTAGCAAAATAATAAGGCTTTCAAGTGTTGATGGCGTTGAGGATGTAGAGGTTGTTTCTCCTACTCAAAGTGTCATAGTGGCAGGAGATGTTGTTATAAAAGGAAATGGAGTAGTAGTAAATGTCTAGCTTATTGCCTGTTCACTACACAAAAAAAGAAAAGGATGTTGAAAGTGTCTTTTTTGATAGGGTTGTAAGGCTAAAAGATGAGATAGGCACAGGCTCGTTTTTGAATCCTTCGATATGCGATGAAAAATGGCTTCCTTTGCTGTCTGATTTTTATGGAGGTTTAATCTCTTACGAAAGTGATAAAAGTTTAAGAGAGCAGATTGTTGCTATTCCTAAAATTAGAAGAAAATTAGGAACTGTTAATACTGTAAAAAAAGCACTTCAATCTCTTGGTGTTACGGTTGAAGTTTTGGAGTGGTTCAAAACAGAATCTGAACCTTACAGTTTTAAAATTCAGATTTTTTTAACAGATGATTTGACACAAGTATTGAAGAGGGATGATTTTAATAAATATGAAAAACTTATAGAGAGAACTAAAAATGTCCGTTCACGATTTGAGTCGTTTATCGTGGATATACCCACCATTACAGCAGAGGTAAAAGTGAGCAGTGGAAGCGAAGCTTTGAAAGTAAGACCATTTATGAATATAAATGAACTCATCATCAATAATGATATTTCGCTTAATAGTGGATGGAGTTATAAAGCAACTGCAAAAACTGCAATAAACGAAAATATCGCAACAAGCGACACAAATATAAAAGGAGGTTACAGATGGCAAGTAGAGGTTTGACGGCTCTACCAAATCAGCAACTATTGGATTTTCTAAACTCTCAAATGAGAGGAAAATTTAATAGAGCATTGCTGATAGGACATAATGATGTTAATAATACAACTTTAAAAGGTCTTTTGGAGCAGACAGCAACGCTCACATACGCAAATATCAAAGACTATATATTTAATGATAGAACCGTGGAGAGTACATATTTTGATGATGAGGGTGTATTTACGGCAATAGTCAATCTCACAAACGAGAATAGCTATAACAAGCATCTTTATGCTGTTGGACTATTCAGTGATGATTTAATCGTTGGTACGATAGCAAAGACGCCAATCATCTGGCTAAACGAGCAAATAGGCGGTCAGTTCCCTATTAAGATACCTATAAAAGGTAATGAGGGAGAGGTGGTTTTTCGAAGTACTGTATATCTACCTGAGGTGGAGGCAGAAGAGAGATTTTTAGAACCTATAATAGCAACTTGGGGCATGAATGCGAATATCGCAAATTACCTCATAGAACAAGAAATAAAAAATATGGAGGAAAACAGATGAGCTTAGCAACAGTAGTAGCAGAGGCCATAACGGCAGTCAACGGACTAGTGACGACTGTGAAAGGTAAGTTTAGTAAGTGGGATGGGCAAGTTCAGGGGAAAATAAATGAGTTGGAAGGGTGGAAGAATAGCCTAATAAACAAAAAAACTATTACCGTTCCAACAATTAGAATACCCAAAAACACCCCAACATTAATAGCCAATATCGGAGCAATGGGGGTTGCAATTGGCACCCAAAATATTAATATAACTTGGGATTCAATTACCGATACTAGTGCTAACAACAATCATTATATATGGTATGGTGGGATGAGTGGTACATTTTATGTGTGTAGTACTTATAATTACAATAATTGCCCTCCAGAAAACTTAGCAATGAGTGGGACGGTACACCATAGGGAAGCTCCATTTCCCATAATCACTATTGACGCTATTGATAATAGTAAACAATATAGTGGTTTGGGTATATTTTTAACATTTAATTCAGATGCCGTTGTTAATAATTTAACAATAACTTTTACAAAAATAGGAGATTAAAAATGAATATAATATTTGACGCAGACATGAATCCGATAGGAGAAGTAGATATTGACCCTGTGTATTTACAAACCCTTAAAAATTTAAATGCTAAAAGAAACTTAGAATTTTTAGAAGAGTTGAAAATAAAAGCCATAGAAAACCATATCTACTCTCAATACTCAAAAGATAAACAAGCTCAAGACCAAGCTTGGACGGATAACTTCCGCACAAAACTTGTAGTTATGGGTATGGGTGTAGAGGCTAAAGTCGTCGGTGGGGTAAAAGCCTTTATGGGTGGTGTAACCATAGCAGAATATCTGAAAGATGAAAATGTAGAGACTATGCCACTTTTGGAAAAACTAATCAAGATAGGGGTTCGTAGCGAATGGGCTTATCAGTGCATTTTAGAGGGGAAAAAAGCTATTGCTGAGGACAGAGAGCCTGTATATGCAGAGTATCCGAATGTATAGCGATTTGATACTCTTGCCTATGCAAGATAATAAATTTAGATTAATGAATAGGCTTCTGTATAAAGATATAGAAGTTCCAAAATTTTATGTAACAAATGGTGCTGATATCCCAAGATTAGGGTGGATTTTCTGTCCACCTAATAAAACGGACTTCTTACCTGCTGTCGTCCTGCATGACTATATGTGCGAGATGGCTAGTAATTATGAGGATTATAAAAAGGCTGATAGGTATTTCAAAGAGGTGCTTGAGTTGCTAAGGGTTAAGCCAATGCAGATTTGGTGCTTGGTGAATGGTGTTAGGTTGTATCATAAAGTTCGATACGGAATAAATTTTAAAAGGAGAGGGTAAAAAAATGGCTATAAATTTCGGTATAAATGGGAACATATCCGTACGGGCGAGTAGAGTTGAAAGTGTTGACTCTAGCACACCTATTGGGATTGTAGGAAGTTCGAGTGTTGGAGCAGTAGGGGTTGGCTTTTTTGCAAATGCAGAACTAGCTTACGAATATTACAAAACATCAGTGGGAACACTTAAAAATGGGTTGTGGGCTATTTTAAATCAAAATGTAAACTGTCCTATTATTATTTCAAATGCGGGAGGTAGTCCGACGCAAGAACAGACAATCACTGCTATAACAGCGTTAAGAACATCAGAGGCTATCACAGGCTATCGCCCTGATGTAGTTATTGCACCTGAATTAAGTGGAACACTTGAAGTTGCAAAGGCTCTTGAGAGTTTAGCTGAACGATTGTGGGCAACGGCTATTGTGGATGTGTTAGAGGAAACCGAAAGTGAAGCGGTAGCGTTTGCAACAAATTTCGGAAGTAGATTTGTTTGTCTTGTTTCTCCTCAAAGTGTAAAAGTTAGTGGGGTTGATTGCTTTGCATCTGCTGTATATGCTGGAATGATAGCAAAAATGGATAGTTCTAATCCTTTTGGATGGAGTGAATCGGTTTCAAATCTAGTAGCATTGGGCGTTAGCTCTACGACAAGAATTGTTGATTATGCAGATGGTCAAGATAGTGAAGCTAGAAGGCTTCGAAATAAAGGAGTGAATAGCATCGTAAAAGATGTTGGCTGGAGAACTTATGGATTTGAAAGCACGGATATAGACATCATTTGGCAACCACTAAACCGTGTCAGAACTTTTTATAAGATGCTTAGAACTATGATGAATAGTGCAAAATGGGCAAGAGATAGAAAAGCTGATGAACTTTTGCTAGTGAAGCAATCGGTTGAGGATTTCATGCGAAATTTAAAAGGTGGTAGTGTTATTCTTGGGTTTGATGCTTTTTTTGACCCTATTAAAAACACAAAAGCAACTATCACCAATGGTCAGTTCTTTTTGACTGTTTTGGTTCAAGATGTTTCGACCATAAGAGAGCTAAATATCGAACTCACCTATGTAGATACCTATGGTGATGTTCTATTAAATATCATAAATGGATAAGGAGAGAAGATGGTAGAGTCAAGAGAGTTTTTACGAGAGATAAATGTGTTACTAGAGGGCATTGGAAATATTGGGACTTCAGAATCATTTGAATTGCCAAAAATAGAATTTCTTACAGTTGAACGAGGTGGTGCGATGGCTATGGATGAGGTGATACCTCTTGTTAAGGCTATGAGTGCAAAAATAGTGTTAAACAAGTACAGCAGTGAAGCATTTGGTGTTGCAAAACAACAATTAGCCGAGATTCCAACTTT